ATTGAACATACTTGCTATATTCCAATCTGTATTAAACCAAGCCATAGGTTATCCGTTTAAGTTAAATTCTGTGCTATATTGCAATACATCTTAGTGCCATCTGAGACACATCTAACTAAATCTACCTTACCACTTCCTGATGTTATAGTAGGGTCATTACCTCCAATAAATGAAAAATCACTACTGAAAGTAATATCATAAGCTCCTGTATTCTTTACTAAGAAGGTAGCCTCAACACCTGATGTCATATTAGAGACATTAAGCGTATGGTTTCCTTGTACACTAACTATAAATACATTAGCATTAAGTAAATTAGCTGTCTGAGTTGATGCCAGTGTTATAGTCTCAGAAGCCGTAGGATGAGCTTTAGTGAATGTTTGTGGAGAAGCTAGTGTAACTATAGCCTCACCGCCCACAGTTCCTGTAGTAGCCGTTAGAGCATTACAAGTAAAATTCTCTGAAGCATCTCCATTTGTATCTGCCTTAGAATTAACAGCAGTACGGACCGCAGAGAACTCTGTATTGAAGTCTGCTCCACTAACTACTTTTCCGGCATCTGTATCTGCTAAGGCATCTTTTCCAGACCAACCTACCGCTATTGTATAATTACTCATAATGTTTTACCTTGTTTAAATAATAATGATAATGATTGTAATGACGCTTTGTAACCTTTTGTCACTCCATCCCACTCTAGTCTCAGGTATTTAGCAGTCCCTGACAACGGAATTGAATGTTCTTTCCATCCGTGTATTGGAGCATACTTAGATGAAGCTGGATGTGTAGCTGCAACGTGTGTATGTGTAGCTGTAGTAGCTCCATATAAAGCATCTGATGCTCCCCAGTATGAAGGGTCTCCACTTAACGCAGGATTTAGTTTAAAGGTTGGTGAAATTTTAGGTTCAACTTCAAAATCCTTATATACTCTAACACCTACATCTGTCCCTTGACCTCCTGCTACAACCATAACTAATCTCTTCAGTATAGATGATTGAACTCCTTGTCCTAAATCTAACCAGACTGTAGCAAAAGAACTCGTATAGTCATTATAGGTATATACACTAGAACCACTATAATCTACATCATAATAACCTTCATAAGTAGCTACTCTACCTGACTGTTGTCCTACCAGTAAACCATAAGTAGAAGTATAAGCCATACTCGCAGGTTCTCTATCATCTGTAAAAAGCCATTTACTTATTCTTGGTGTTTCTTTTTCTGTTTTGTATGTAGTATCAAAAACATAAGTAACATTTCTATCAACAAAAGATATTATGTATAAACCCTCATTCTGCATAAATACTGATTTAACATTCTTACTAGCATTTATGTTAGAAATAAGTTCATCTTTAATAGTTATAGATTTCTCTGTAAGAGGTAACTTATCTAATTGTGTAGTTCTAAAAAGAGACCTAACACCAGTATCAGATAAGAAATATAAATCATCACCTACAGATTGAATCGAATCTCTTGAAACACATCCAATTCCTCTTATAACTTCATCTAGAGCTATACTTGCTATTGCATCAGGACTATTGTATATAGCTATATTCTGCTCACCAAATATTACTATCTTTCCTGCAAAAGAATGTATGGCTACTATCTTATCTTGTCCCCATACAGACTTTAAATCTATATAACCACCGGTATCTGCAGTAGCCCATTTATGAGCATCTAATAACTTAGAATAGTATAGAACATCATTCTCTTCAGTTATTCCTCCAGCCCACATCCTACCATAGAAACCCAACATACAACTAGGGTCAAATGTAGTCACTCCGGGCGGTGCTGTATATGACGCTACATCTTTTAACTTAGCCCAACTACTAGAATGATAATCTAAAGGGTCTTCACCATCTTGACAAGCAAATAATTCTTTATTGAAGTTTGAAAACTGCCAATCAGAACCTGAAGCTCCTGTAGCAAAAACATTTATCCACGCATTATCTTTATCAGTTAAATCAACTTCATACATATTAGTGCTCGTAGCACCAAATATCTTATAAGCTGAACCAGTATAGTGTTCTACTAAAGCTCCTACTTTAGCACCACCATTAAGAGTCTTCTGTTTTAAACCCTTACGAAATGCAACCTTACCACCTTCTGTATAGACGATATTATCTGCTTTAGTGAACCAATTAGGGCTCAATGCAGTAGCAGTGCTCTGTGTATCTATACCATCAATACCAATAGTATCTAAGGGTATAGCCTGTATTGGTTTAGCCTCTAATCCCATTTATACTCTAACCCAATCTCTCTCATATTCCATATTTCCAGCATCTAACTGTATTGCCATATTCAGAGAATCTCTAGCTTCTGCAGCAATAGCACTAGAAATACTACCACCATCTTCACCTCTCTCTGAGACAGCCCTAGCCCACGCACCTAAAATAACTGGTTGAGAAGGTAATCTCAATACTTGTGAAGCTGTAGTTAATTCTTTTTGAGCACCAACTATATTAACTGAAATAGTCTGACTAGAATCAGGAACAGGATAAAAATCAATATTAAAATCAGGCTCTCTTCCTGCTCCAGCCTGTGAGATACCATTAAAAGCATAATATGTAGGTTTTCCAGTAGATACACTCGTAAGTGGAAATACTTGTTCATTAATCCAATCATTAGTTACTTGAGATAATACTTGTCCAGTATCTTGACATATTACATCTAATACTTTAAAAGTAACTCCAGCTCCTCTTGTTGCATCACCTAGTGTATACTGCATATTTCCAGATGATGTCTTAACATTGAAAGTCTCTCTCAGTGCGTTCCAATCGTGATAAGACTCTACATTCTTTTTAGAATCATTAACAAGCTCACCAATTAATTTTTGATAATCTGTTACAGACACAGAATCATATAAATCACCAGACCAATCCGAACCTATAGTTTCTTCTCTGAGTCTCCTTAGTACACTATTAATAATCTCTCTATATGTCATATTATCTTCCCTTAGCTAATTGAGCACCAAAATAGAACTCTATAATCATCGTAGCCCACCTAAAAATTTCATCCATCTTGAGTAAGCCTTCTACAGTTGCATATTCTATAGTATCCGGTGTCAGTTGAAATCCTAGAATACTAGCACCTTTGATTACTGTTGGTATTACAGTTGGAACATCGAAATATACTGGTCCTACTTGAGTGAATATAACTAAACCTAAGATGACAAATATAATTACTCGTCTGTTCATAGCAGCCATAGGCGATTCCTTGTCCGCTCTATCTCTAGCCTGATTGATAGAATCATTCCTTACTTGGAGCGATTGTATCATTAGCTTCTGATTCTCTGCTGCTGCTTGACTCTTTAAAGCGAAGAGTTTAGCTACAAAGCCTAATATTATAGGTGCTATATTTGTAAGTAATGCTATCATATCTTAGCTCTAAAGTTATCTATTGCAGCTTTAATAGCATCTTCAGCCAGAACTGAGCAATGAATCTTCACTGGTGGTAAATCTAATTCTTTAACTACTTCAGTATTCTTAATGTGTGAGGCTTCTTCCAGTGTCTTACCTTTAACCCATTCAGTTATTAATGAAGAGGAGGCTATTGCTGAACCACAACCATAGGTTTTAAATCTTGCATCTTCAATGACACCATCATCATTCACTTGGATTTGTAACTTCATTACATCACCACAAGAAGGTGCTCCGACCATTCCAGTTCCTACTTTCTTAGAGGCTGCATCTAATACACCTACATTCCTAGGTTTATTGTAATGGTCTAATACTGCTGCACTATAGGACACGAAATGCCTCTATAAGTCCAATTTGGGTGACAATATAGAAACCGATAGCACCATATACACTCCACTTAACTTGTAACATACTATTATTAATCTTTTGAATACACTTATTAGTCTCATCAATTCTTGAGAATAATTTGCTAATTTGTGTATCGTGTCTATCCACAGTTGTTTCCAACCTCGCCACTCTATCTTCCATAATATCCTTTACTTATTTGAGCCGATTGCACTACCTGTTAAGATTGCACCGAAGGCTAAGTGAAATAACCCACCGCCCATAAGGGTAAAGGGATTGTGTTGTCCTGTAAGTTTCTTCATCAATTCCATTTGAACTAGGGTATCCTCTGTTGAATTTATTATGTCCATAAATTGACTTATATCTGGTCTATTAAGTCCGTACCATATAGGTACAAACAGAAAATCGTAAAAGCAAATCAGTAAGTATATTATAAGGGCGGTCCATCGCCACCTAGAAGTAGACCTTTCTACCTCTGTCATACACAGGGCGGAGTACACATTAAAGCATCAACACCTATTACCATTGCTACTATGAAAACAATCACACCTAAAACTATTAATGCTATTATTGGTTTGCTCACGATACCTTCTTATCCGTAGATTTCTTTTTCTTAGTCTTACTCTGATTAATCTGTTTCTTAATATTTTCTAGTTGTTTCTTAATCGCTTTATTCTGATTCACTAATGTATTATTAGACTTCTTTAGTTTCTCTGATATGTTTGTAAGTTTATCAACTTGTACTGCTGTAATTGCAAGTGCCTTCATAACTTGTTGGAGGTTCATTTCCATACGCACTTGGTTCTCTATAACTGCTTTCTGATTGGACTGTTGGTATTCCTCATACATAGTAGAAACACGATGGTCAATCCCACTGACATACCAGAGCATCGCTCCAGCTTGAATTGCTATTGCCATTACTATCGCTAGAGGTACTTTCATTCCATTCATACTAACTCCTAGTAATTATAGGTTGATGAAGGTTGATTACTTCTTAGAGCATCAAATAGAGATTCGTGTTGCTCCATAATCTCCTCATCTACTTTCAGCATCTCGTCCATCTGTTCACGAAGTTTATCTGTAGCTCTTTCCAGCTTATCAAGTTTATCAG